TACAAGCTAATTTGTATGGAGTATTTTTAAAGTTATCAATGATTAATTTTTTAATTTGGCCTTCAAAGTTTTTCAATATTGAGCTTTCGTCTAACACAACTCCAGAATATTTTGAGCAATCTAAATTGTCTAATTGCTCATAATTCCAAATGTCAATCATTGATATATCAATACCAAACTTCTCAGCTTCTTTAATTGTTTGTCCTTTTACTGCCAAAGGTGCTAAAATTAGAACAGGCATATTTGTATGGTCTGCAACTTGCTCCGCCCATACCAACTGCATTAATGTTTTACCTAATCCGCAATCTGCAAAAATTGCATATTTTCCTGCTTTTAATGCTCTTTTGACAATAAACTCTTGAAATGGAAATAGATTTGAGTTTAAGTTTTCAGCATCAAATCCTGATGTTATATGATGCTTTTGTTTAGATTCTAAAAAGTCTTGATATGTCATAGTTTATTTTTTAATAAGCTTAGAAAAAAATCACCCCCCACTCATTTTTAAACTATCTTCCAAATAATTGTTAATAGCAGGGGGTGAATATTTTTAGAACGGAGAATCTTCTTCCGTTGGTTTGGATGTGAATAATGTTTTCCAGAACTTCTCAAAGTATTCGAGCTGCTTTGAATTGTCGTAAACAAATTGCCCTTTAACTTTTACTTTCTCAAGTTCGGGAAGGTCGCCTGGGTTGTCTTTAGACCATTTCCATTTGAGTGCTTTGCCATTCTGATTGACAAAGATCGTAGTTTGCGGTTTGCCGTTCTCACCTGTTTTGCTTGATGAGATAAGTTTTACAGGCTGACTTACATCAGCATTAGCAATGCTGTTTGTCAGGCCGCGATAATAACCGGAATCAGTACGTACTTGGACTAAGTACTTTTGCCCTTCGTCCTCAAGTACTATCTTGAGTTTGCGGAACTTTGTTCCCTGATACTCATCATCGTGAAATTCAACTGATGTAATCAACCCATCAACAGCATCGAAAAGCTCAATGTCTCCGTTCGCATTCTTTCGGGCAAATTTGCCCTCTTTCAAATTCAGGTAGGTAATCCCCCCCGTTGTGTTGCTTAAGCCCATAATTGCCGGGTAACCGTTCCCCGGTGCGGTTAAAAGTTTAGTTCTTTGTATTGTATTTGAAATCTATATACCATGTGTTCTGATTCAGCTATTTCCTGTATTGCTTCATTCTCTAAATGTGTATATAAAAAATCATCCCACTCAATATCTTCTACTTCTATTGATCCATCAAGCATATAACAATTAGCTGATATTTTTACCCAAATTGAATAAGTTATTACTTGAACCTCTTGACTTATTGTAATTCTCATAATTTGTGGCTGATTTGGTAGGTTATTTGTTTTGGTTTACTTGTTTGGTTTTCTGCAAGCCATAGCGCGTGAGTTGCTTTAAATAGTTGAATATCTTGCAGCGTATCTTCTTTTGTGATCATCTGCCAGCCGATGCCCTGAATGTCACCTTTCTTCCCTTCTGTACGCGTTTTAGCATTGAGCCATAAGATCGAAACTTTGTCAACATAAATGCCAGCACTATATAACAAAGCGCGGTATGCGGCAAGCTGCAACCAATACGATGGATATATTGCGTTTGATGTTTTGATGTCTAATAATATCCGTTCGCCGTTCATATTAATAACGCGGTCAATCGTGCCAGCATAGCCTAAGTCCTGACTGATAATATTTAACTCTATGCATTCGGTTACAAATTGAAACCGTTTGCGAAACTCGACATAGCGCTCAAACATGGCCCACTCATTCAACTTGTAATCAATAGATCCGTTTTTGTTTACAAGTTGCACCTCTTCCCCGGTGTCGTAATCTTCTGTAAGTTTATGAACGACAGAACCCCTGCGGCCTGCTTCGTCTCTGATCTCATCCGCGTCTTTGCCGGCTTCTTTTAACCAGTTGTAATATGCCGCGCCTTTGGGGTAGCATTCTAAAATAGTTGTTACGGAGGGAACAAAGCCGCCGTCATCTGTTTTGTAGAACCTCGAATCGAGGAAGGTCAGTTGTTTGTCATTGATTTGATACATAAGCTTAAAGTTTAATTGTTATGCAAATATAAAAATAAATTTAATAAAACAAAATTATTTTTTTATTTTTGTCAAAAATAATTAAAAATGAAAAAATCAACACGAGGGCGAAAGCCACTGCCAGAGGCAGAAAAGAAAAAGGTTATTAACCTATTTGTAAAAGCAAAGCATTTTAAAGCCGCAAAAGAAGAGGCTAAATTAATTGAAAAAAAATACAGTGTATAAAATGATTAAATCAGCAAAGCTTTATAAACAAAACAACCTTTCCGTAATCGCTACAGGTGACACAAAAAGAGCGATAATGGCTTGGAAAGAATACCAAAGCCGTATTGCAACGGATGAAGAACTGCAGAAACAATTCGCACACCCTAAGGCTAAGGGGGTGGCCGTTGTTTGTGGGGCGGTGTCAGGCAACCTTGAAGTAATAGACATTGATCTTAAGAATGATGTCACCGGTGATCTTTACCAAAGATTGGTAAACGATATTAGTTCACTAATTAGTAAACTTTATATTGTAAAGACAAAGTCAGGTGGTTATCACTTTTACTATAGGTGTGAAGTGATAGAAGGTAATATAAAACTCGCAAGCCGCGCAGCAACGGAATCAGAGCAAAAAGAAAATCCGCATGTAAAGCAAGTTGTATTAATTGAAACGCGCGGCGAAGGTGGTTACGTTATTGCTCCTCCTACTGAAGGTTATGAAAGGCAAACGGATTTTAAAATACAAGTTCTTACAATAGATGAACGTGATCAGCTTTTATCTGCATGCCGTTCGTTTAATGAGATAATAGAACATGTGCAAACGGTAAGGGAATATCAAACAGGATATAATAAAACTCCGTGGCAGGATTTTAATGAACGCGGGGATATTGTTTCCGTACTAACTCGCAATGGTTGGACTATTGTAAACGAAACAAGCGAACGTATTATATTTAAAAGACCAGGAACAACAGACTCGAAAAGTAGTGGAGACTATCACAAACAACTGAAGCTGTTTAAAGTATTTACCACGTCGACACAATTCGAACCGGGGAAGGGATATAATCACTATGCTGTCTACACAACTTTAGAGCATAACGGAGACTACAGCAAAGCGGCAAAAGAACTAATGAAGCAAGGCTATGGTGAGCAGGGCGGATTTGTTGAAAAGAAAATATCTGTAGTTGTAAACCGTTTAATATCTGCAGGACATAACAAAGAAAGAATAATTGACGTACTTACAACGGAACACAACAAACCAAAAAGGGAAGCTGAAATACTTTTGGATGAAATAACCGGAGAGCGTGGCGATACAATACAGGCTTTTTGGGAGGTTAACGAAACGAAAAGCGGAAAAACAATTACCCTGCAAAGACATAAACTTTGTGAGTTTCTTTTTAACTCAGGTTTTCACCTTTTCTTTTATGATAAAAAGTCAAACATCTTCAGGCTTGTATTTCAAAAAGACGGCTTTGTTCAGGAGGCATCGACAGAAATGATAAAGAAATTTGTAAAGAATTACATTCAATCCCTTCCGGCAAAGTTTGATAACATCACTCCGAATGAATTACTTGAGATCGTAATGAAAGGATCTGATGCATATTTCGGGAATGGCTTTCTTGAGTTCATGGATGCAAAGGATATTGACTTACTGAAGGATGACGCAAAGACCGCTTATTTTCCTTTCCGCAATGGTATCGTAAAAGTAGACTCTACAGGATCTAAGCTTTTAAGTTACGGAGAGGTGGGCCACGTTGTTTGGCAAAGCCAGGTCATAGACTTTGATATTGACATTGACTTTGACTTTGCCGAAGATCTTTGTGAGTTTTGGCGGTTTATGGAAATGGTATCTGGAGACGGTCAGGATAACGTTGAATATCTTATGAGCCTTGTCGGTTATTTGTTGCACCAGTTCAAAGATCCTGCGCGTCCATTTGCAGTTATCCTCGCTGAAGAGACAGAGGACGAAAAGAAAGGCGGTGGCACAGGAAAGGGAATACTTGTAAAGGCTTTAAGCTTTATGTCAAATATTGAGCGCGTCGATGGTAAGAATTTTAAACTAGATAAAAACTTTGCTTTTCAGCGAGTAGGACTTGACACGAAGATCATAGCTATTGAGGACGTTCGAAGAAACGTTGACTTTGAAGGATTCTACTCGATTATAACTGAAGGTGTTACAGTTGAAAAGAAAAATAAAGATGAACTCTTTATACCTTACAAAGATTCGCCAAAGATCCTATTTACAACAAATTATACTATACCTTCTACAGGCGATCACGCAAAACGTAGGCAAAGGGTATTTGAGTTCAGCAATGCGTTTAGTTCTAAGTACACCCCTTTAGATCATTTCGGGCATAAACTTTTTGAAGATTGGGACACTGATGAATGGAATAGGTTTTACAATCTTATGTTTATCGCAGTTACTTTTTATTTAAAATTCGGAGTTAAGGATGTGGCAAATGGTGAAAAGCTGAAGAGAAAGCATATAAGGCTGAATTTTGGCGAGGAGTTTCTAGATTGGTGGGATAACCACACAAAAGAGAATGAGGGCAAATTTGAGCCTTTTAAATCGCTTTACAACGAATTTAGAATAGCAAATGATCTGGAAATAAAGGATTACAGCTCGAAAAGATTCAGAAAAGCAATAGATGAAGCTGCCGAAAGGTTTGAATATCGCGTCGCATCGCGTCGCAGTGGCCCTGAAAGAATCAACGAAATATGTATTGAAAGGCTCGAAAGTGGTAAAATCGGACCTGATGACTCGATTAAAAAACCATTCTAAAAAATCAAGTCACCTTGTAAGTTATTCAAAATGAAGCAGATAAAACAAAAAGACTCGATGACTTGATTTTTTCTATATTTTTAGGTCTCTTCTATAATTATATATATTACTAGGGGGGGGGAAAGTAAGAAAACGCGAAAAAACGATGGATTGAGTCTTTTTGTTTTTTTTATGAAATATTTGCTTTCCTCAAACATTTATCTATTTTTATGTATGCAAACGGTTTTTGATGAATTGCCGAAAACGATATTTGGGTAATGCAAAACATCCTGATCAATAAAGTTGCTGCTATTATTGAAAAGGAAATGTTGACACCTAAATTTAGGGAGTTGACCGTAAAAGATAGGGATTACGATAAAGCACGGTATCTTTACATTTGGGTATTGTTTAATGAGTTTAATGTTGAAAGGGTAGTGATTAGGGATACGTTGCCATGTTACAAATACGGTAAAACGGTTTACCAGGTAATCAGGCGAATGTATTTGAGGAGAAAAGACAATGAACTAATTTATGAGGTTAAAAACATAAAGAGAATTTATTATAAAACTTATTAATTTCCCGTAAATAACTCGTTATGCGTGAAGGTAGAAATGGCGGCAAATTAAAGTCAGGAAATACGGTAAATGTTGGCCGTAAAAAGAAACTGCCAGAAATAGATGTTTTGTTGGCTGATGTTTTAGGTGAAGAGGAAAGTGGGTTAAGTGATGCAAAAAATATACTTGAAGCATTAAAGACAAAGGCATTAAAGGGCGATGTAAGGGCAGCAGAAATATTACTAGAAAGAGCGTATGGAAAAACAAAGCAAAATTTAAACATTGAAGGTGCTTTGAATATTCCGCAGTTAAAACCTGTTATTATAAGCAAAAATGGCGATCCCCAGCGAAGTAATATGGCCGACTCATCAGGCTTATAGCGATGGCTGGCAGATAATCTGTAACGAAGGTGGGAGCCGTTCCGGTAAGTCTTATAGCACAATACAGATACTTGTAAGCATTGCAACAACTGAGGCAAACAAACGTATTTCAGTTGTTTCACATTCTTTGCCTCATATCAAAAGGGGCGCATTCAGGGATTTACAACAGGTGTTAAAAGAAACAGGCAACTGGTACGAAGATTGGATGCGATGGACTGATTTTGTTTATTCGTTTCCAAATGGATCTTATATCGAGCTTTTCGGCCTTGAGGATGAGGGCAAAGCACGCGGGCCTGGAAGGGATATTCTTTTTATAAATGAAGCCAACCTGATTAATAAGATCCTTTTCGATCAGTTGGCAATGCGTACTACAGGAACTATTTTTATGGATTGGAATCCAGCCGAGTTTAATTCATGGGTTTACGATATAGCCGACAATCCCAAAAACAAAAAAATACATTCAACTTACAAAGACAACATCCACAATCTAAGTAAGCAACAGATTGACTACATTGAAAGCTACAAAGATTTACCAGATGATTTCATGTGGAAAGTGTACGGATTAGGGCAAAGAGGAGCAAGTAAGGAACTTATATATACCAATTGGAAAGTTGTTAGTGAATTACCCGGCAAAGGTCAAGTATTTTATGGTTTAGACTTTGGTTATACAGTACCCACAGCACTTGTAAAAATAGAGCATTATGAGGGTGCAAATTACATACAGGAAATGCTTTATGAGCCTAAGTTGACAATTTCAGACC